CCGCTCGGGGCACCACAAATTTTGGGGCTATAAAATGAGAACAGTTGCTTTTCAAATAGAAGTAAATAAGAATATACTTGATAACGACTTAAACAAGCTACGAACAAGTATAAATAATCTTCAAAAGAATCAGCCCTACTCAACATATCAGTTATATACGCATGTACAAGATGATGCGCTTAAAGTAGTACTAGCTATAGAGAAGTTGTTACTACTACAGCTAATGAGAGATTCTGATGATACCAATCGTAGCTAAATCGTTATTTCCTAAGCCGTATTGTTCTTCTTGCTTTGAAGCTTTGCATAAGGGACATATTGGTTGGGACGTATGTGCGGATTGTGTTATAGCTGAAAAAATGCTGTGTGAGATAAAGGGGATTCCTTACCCACCAGAATTTTATAGTGAATTAGATAGTGGAAAAGCATGGGATGCTTGCCCCTGTTATCACATATGAACCCGTGGCGGAAGCAATGACTAGTAAACGGTATACAGATGAAAATATAATTAAAGCTGTTGCTGATTCTACAAGTGTGCGCCAAGTTATGATTAAAATTGGAATGAAGTTGGCGGGTGGCTCTCATACACATATCTCTAGACGAATTAGAAATTTAAATATAGATACCTCTCATTTTACTGGGCAGTATGCAGGTCTTCGCCCCGGAGGGTACAACAGAAAATCTTGGGAAGAGTATTTAATTCTTAGGGAATCCGGTGGTAGACAGCACGGGGATGTACTAACCAAAGCTTTATTAGCGAGTGGGGAGGACTATAGCTGTAGTATATGTGGAATTTCTGCGTGGAATTGGCTTAGTATTACTTTAGAAGTAGACCATATAAATAGAAATTGGCTAGACGATAGGAAGGAAAATTTACGTTTACTTTGCCCTAATTGTCATAGCCAAGTTACAAAGGGTGTCTATCCCAACTTGGTAGAGGAACAACCCTTAGAAGGTTGTCAGTAAGGGTTCGAATCCCTTGGCACTCACCATTCCCCCTGTAGCTCAATGGATAGAGCTTAGGAGTTCTAACCCTATGATATCAGTTCGATTCTGGTCAGGGGGGCCAATATGACAAATGACCTAATTCGCGCAATACATTACTGGATATGGCTATCAGGGACAGTAATTATTTTATTCATACTGTCCCTGATAACACTATATACAGCCCCAAATAAAGGAGAAACCGATGGTTAAGCTAGTACACGAAGGTCAAAAAGTTGTTCCTACTTGTCAAGAGTGTGGATGCCGCTTAGTTGTAAAGAATTTGGTTCCGTCTGAGGACCATACTATTTTGTGGGAGATAGGACACTTTCCATCCCTTGTTAATGATATAACTAGAGATGCGCGGGGCTGCGTATGCCCCTTACTAGAAGAAGTATTTACTGTTACTGATACAGATATCAGCGCTTTCTATGCGCAGTAACTATACAAATATGTACGGTTACTGTATATAGAAGACACCAATCAGAGAGTAGTGTAAAGGCGGCACATCGCGTTTGGGGCGCGACAGAGGGTTTTCGATTAACCTCTCTCTGACCAATTTTTTGAAGGCCGTGATATATCATATCAGTAGGCAAATTTTGTCAATTATGTTCAAGCTATATAGATAGGATGACATTTCCTATGCGCGGAAACGTGTGCATAGATTGTGAGGTAGAATATAACAGCGACATAAGTACAAATAAAAAAGGAAAAGTTATTATGATGGGTAGAAGAAGAGATTGGCTTAGAGCCGCAAGGAGCAGTGGGCACTACCCATTATCCTTTAATTTTGTACTCCAAAAAGATATGAAATTTATGCAGTGTTCTTATTGTGGAACAAGCGTTCCAAACAGGGACGTGACAAGGGACCACATCGTTCCTAAATCTTTGGGGGGAATAATAAAAACTCCCTGCTGCATTGATTGTAATATCATCAAAGAGGATATGAAGCCGATAGAATTTGCTATATGGTTCTCTAAGATGGGATTCGGCTTGGCAACGATTCCTATTGGTTCAGATATCTATGATGATGCCGCTGTAGCATAATGGTTAATGTCACTGCCTTCCAAGCAGTTTATGCCGGTTCGATTCCGGTCAGCGGCTCCAATTATTTAAAGGAAATCTTTATGTATGAAATTTTGTAGGAAATGTAAACTTTCAAAAGAAATTTTTGAGTTTACTAAAAATGTATCTAAACAAGACGGCGTTGAAAACTCTTGTAGGGAATGTAGGCGAGCGCATATGCGAGCTTACTACGCCGAGAATAGCGCCCAAAGAATGAAGATTAACAAAGAAGCTAAAAGTAAGCGTAAATTGCTACTAGTAAAAAAAGTTGCTGGGTATCTTATGGAACACCCTTGCGTAGATTGCGGAGAATCCGATATTATTGTTTTAGATTTTGACCATCTAAGGGATAAGAAACATAATATTTCTTATATGATAAATGAAGCAAGACCGTGGGTAAGTATTCAAGAGGAAATGAATAAATGTGTAATTAGGTGCTCCAACTGCCATAGACGAAAAACAGCCCGAGAATTTAGTTACGCTAGATTAGCAGTATTAGTCGAGTGATTAAGACGTTGGTTTGCCATACCGAAAGCAGCGGTTTGAGTCCGCTATACTGCACCACCATTTTTAGTATAGTCGAAAGACATTAAAGGAGTTGATTTATGTGGCATCGTATTTTAATCTGTTACCACTAAAGGCAAGAACAGTTAGCGCGGTAAGTCCTACAGTAACGGTATGGGAGAAATATCAGGCAGCACACATTGTTGTAGATATTACAGCGGGAAGTCCTAAGTTAATTGTTACTGTAAAGGGTAAAGACGCAGCATCGGGTAAGGGATATACACTTCTTACATCTGCTGAGCTTACATCAGGTACAACCGTTCTTAAAGTTGGTCCTGAATTAACAGCGGGGACTAATATAGCCAAGGATTATCTTCCATATCAGTTTTATGTGGATGTTACTTTATCTGGTACAGCTACCTACTCAGTAGGGGCTTCATTAATATAAGGAGAAAAAAATGAGCGGTGGAGAATCGGACGCCATTAAGTTTGCAGTAGAGGCTGTCTATATCCCAGTTGATACAAGTAATACACCCGCACCCGTGGAATATAAGTCCGCTGATTTAAAAAATACCTCTACTACAAGTAATAGCTTTCAGTTAACTGGAAGTACAGCAGTATATCCTTGGTATTGGTACGGTAGTACAACAGTATATAAGTATCAGGTAAAATGTCCAATTAAAACATGCAAGAGAATGAATTGGCTTGAGCTTGATAAGATTACACCGTGCTTTGAATGTGGGTGCAAGTTAAAGGCAGTCTCCCAGATAGCTGATTATGAGATTGAGATAAACATCTAGTTGACACGGTTGTAGAGTGGATGCTACAGTAGTGCAACAAAGGGGTCGGCGCTGAAGAGTAGGTATGGGGCTGTAGCCTCAACGCCGCCGCGAACCTGCCACCCTTAATAATACCGTGGGCCGGTAGCTCAGTGGTCAGAGTAGGAGACTTTTAACCTCTAGGTCGTCGGTTCGAATCCGACTCGGCTCACCAATTAAATTATAACGGGTCAGTAGCTCAGAGGTAGAGCGCGGGATTCTTAACCCCGAGGACGAGATTTCGAAATTCTCTTGACTCACCACAATTCGCCCAAAGTAAGAGGTAGTAACAGGTTATAATAGCGTAGGAACGTGGTGAAACGGCTATCATTGCTGTCTCCAAAACAGCCGTTCAGGGTTCGAATCCCTGCGGTCCTGCCAATCCCCTCATCGTATATCGGCTATTATCTTCGCCTGTCGAGCGAGTGAGAGCAGTTCGACTCTGCTTGGGGGGGCCAAATAAAAAAGTTGCTACCGTTCGGTTACAATAGCTTAATGATACCGTTCGGTTACATATGCCACTATAGCGTACATGGTTGGCGCGTCAGTTTGAAGCTCTGAAGGCAACAGTTCGATTCTGTTTGGTGGCACCAACAAAAGGAAAGGCTATAAAATGACGGATGACGAGGCTGATACGATTATTAAGGTTATCGCCACGGCAGATGGCGGTTGCCCAGTTTGCACTACGGATTTAGTTGATTATCTTCAGCTTGTACTTCCCGAGTATAATTGGCCTGAGCGGCTAATTAAGTATCAGGTGAAAACTCCGTAACAATGGTGGTGTAAGTGTTGTAGGCTGCACTCTGGTCTGTGAAACCGGCAGAGCGGGTTCGATTCCCGTACATCACACCAATATTCACTAAAATTGAATATTTACTCTAGGTGTAAATATAGGTAAAATTGTAAATATTAGCTTCTTAGCTCAGTGGTTAGAGCGTTTCTCTGATAAGGAAAAGGCCGTGAGTCCGATTCTCACAGGAGCTACCATATTGCCGGGTGGCCAAGCGGTAAGGCGTCTGTTTCTGGAGCAGATAACCGTAGGTTCGAATCCTACCCCGGCAACCAACTAAATAATGCGTCGATGCGTGCTTCATCGCTTAGTCAGCTTTGAAGATTACCGGCTCAGAGAGTGACTACTCTGGGTGTGATATAGGGCGACAGCCCTCTCTGTCAGCGCAGGTTTGCCCCTTTTAATGGAGTTTAAATGATATGTGTAGTATGCAGTACGGAGAAATCTAAAGAAGCTTTTGCATTTAGAAATAAACTTAAGCAAATCTATCATAAGAAATGCCGGGACTGTCAAAATTTATATGTACAGAATCATTATAAAAATAATAAATCAAAATATTTAGCTAAAGCTAAACGCCAGAGAAAAAGTGATAGAGATTTTATACATAGCCTAAAAGCTACAAATCCGTGCGCGGATTGCGGAGTTCGGTACCCCTACTATGTAATGGATTTTGACCATAAAGAAGATAAATTATTTAATCTCTCTCAGAGTAATAGTAAAGGCATTAAAATCATTATAGCTGAAATAGAAAAGTGTGATATAGTTTGCTCCAATTGCCATAGAGAGAGAACAATGCAACGCCTCCGTGGTGTAACGGAATAACATACCTGTCTTCGAAACAGTTGAGTGTCGGTTCGATTCCGGCCGGGGGCGCCAATTAAAAAGCTAGTATCCCATGCTATATGCACCGGCAATGCTAGCTCAGGATTAGCGTGGGATAGCCCTAGGTCACATCCCGCGCTAATCCGGCCTTGAATCAGGTGAGTATGTTTGGTACACTCGGCGGTCTGTAGAACCGCTCCTAACGGTTACAGGTTCGAATCCTGTCTGGTTCACCAACGCTTTTGTCGTATAATGGATTATTACTCCGTCTTTGTAACTCGGAAATTACAGTTCGATTCTGTACAAAAGCTCCATCGCGGGGAGAATCGGTATTCAACTTAGTCTCATAAGCTAGGCTCAGTAGGTTCGACTCCTATCCCCGCAACCATCGCCGGATGATTTGGTAATCCGTTAGTTCTCATACGACTGATTAGTGAGTTCGATTCTCACTCTGGCGACCATTATTTATAAAGGACTGGCTCGGAAACGGGCCAGTCTTTTTTTGTGCAGAAGAGGATAATACTAAAATGACTGATGAAACAGTAGAGTTTTCTACCGACCGTTTGGCACAGATGCGTAATCTTAAACCGTATAGAAATAAAACGGATGAAGAGATTATTGCATCCCTAAAGGCTAGACAGGCTAAACCTAAGCCTATTCGTGTAGAAACCGCCCCAAAAGTACAGACTTATGACAGTAGATTTAATGAGAAGATGAAAATACTTCAGAGAGAGTATTCGATAGACATGAATAACTCTAACGATGAAGAGGCATTAAAAGCATTAGTACGGTTTCAGATTCAACTAGAAAACGTTAATAGGGATATCGACGGAGTACAGGCGCAGGATGATTTAAGTAAAGACGACTACGCTAAGCTTAAGCAATTAGGGGACTTTCAGCGCGGTGTTCTTACATCTATTTCTGACCTACAAACACATCTTGGAATTACCCGTAAAGTTAGAAAAGAAAAATCTACTGATGATATCCCACAATGGATTGATAGCATACTTGTACGCGCTAAAGAATTCTATGATACAAAAACAGTAACAGTAGAGTGTCCCAAATGCGTGATAGAGCTATCAAGATATTGGCTAAACTTTCCCGGTGAGGTAAACCGTATTTCAATGGAGTTAACGTGCTGGAAGTGCAAAGAACAAATAATGTATATAGGATAAGGTGACATATGCAAGAAAAATGGAGGGCTGAGGCAGAGTACGCTTTCGCACAAATCCTCCAGAATCCTGTAATGTTTAGGGAATTTATTAATCTAGAGAACCCAAACTGGGATGAGCTAGAGCCGCATGAAAGAGCATGGACAAGTAGTAGGGCACAGTATCTAACAATGTGTTGTGGTCGAGGCGTTAGAAAGACAACAACTGTTATTGAGATGCTTTATTACTGGGCTATTAATAAAATGTATATTCCGGGCGACCCCGGCCTTCTCCTATTCGTACCAAATAAAGCACAAAAAGATGCTATCTTTCCACGTATTCGGGCGGCATGTACGCAGCATTGGTTGATTAGTAAGCTAGTTGATAGCAATAAGATAAACGTACAAGAAGGTAGGATTGAATTTCATAATGGTTTTACCTTTATTCTGCGTATTGCAGGTTCCGAGGGTAAAGAGTCTAATGTTATCTCTATTCACGCTGCCCGTATTTGGGTAGACGAGGCGCAGGACTTTCCTTGGAGAGCTTGGCTTTCTCTTGGCAATGTTTTGAAGTTTGATATTCCCGGCCATATGATGTGGGTATCAGGAGTACCAAACGGGGAACGTCGAGATAATGTTTTATATAAGACTGATATGGAAGACGATATATATGTTTCCTATAATATAGGACAACCGGAAATGTCTTGGTGGTCCCCTGAGATTGAGTATAAAAGACGCAGAGAATATAGCGCTGTTCAAGAAGATAGTGAAGACTATAAGCATTATGTTCTAGGCCAGCACGGTGTTCCTACATACAGTGTGTTTGATAGAATTCGATTTAGAATAGAAAAATATGAAGTTGAGCGCTTAGTTCTTACGCAGCAAATGTATGAAAATACATTACGTGTTGGACCCGATGGTGTTAAGCGATATAATCTAGCTGAGATTGTAACTTGTCCACCACTACCTGTAAAATACGGAGTTAAACCAAGGGTTGGCCTTGGATATGATGTTGGTTATAGTCCAGACCCAACCGTATTCTTTATCATGTATCAAGATTTAGAATCCGGGGGCTGGAAAAACCATACTAGAATAATACTACAGCGAGTAGAGTATGCATTACAACGAGAAACTTTACTTTGGCTAGATACAATCTATAACTTTGATTTTATGGGTATAGATATGGGTGGCGTAGGTAAGGTTGTATATCAGGAGATAACATCAGATTTAGCTGATGCAGTATACAGGGAACGTAAATTTAAGGAACGCTTATTTCCGGTGGAGTTTGGCGCAAGTATGACTGTAGCAGTAACGGATGAATTTGATGGCACTATTGTAGAAAAGAAAGATAATATCAAACGAGTTGCTGTAGAGACAGTATCTCGATGGGTGCATGAACATAAATTTATTTTCTCAAATGATGACAGTAACCTAATGGAAGAGTTAGAGCGAACGAAATTTACTAGAACACAGACAGGAGAACCTGTTTATAAGACAGCGGATGACCATCAATTTGCGGCAATGATGTGCGCGATTATGGCATACGAAGATAAGTTTGGTGCCCCGCTCTTTACTCCAAAATTAGAAGTACGGCCCAAATTAGTTACGGCCCGGTGGCTTGAAGATATAGGAGCATAAATGACTGATGAAATTAAACTAGCAAAAGCATCTGCTCTTGCGGGAGGAATTCCTCCCTTTGGAGAGGAATACGGTACATTTTATATGCCCTATGGTGGAGGATTAGCATCTGAATACATGGGGACTACCCCAGAGAAACTTATTGTTCCGAAAGAATATCATACTGTTCTTCGAATGGCGTATGATTTCTATCAACGCGGCGGCTCTGTAGGAACCATTCTTAATAGGATTGCTGAGTTTACTGTTACTGATATACGTAACGGTCAACGAGAAACCAGCGATGAGATTAATCAGTATTATAATTCTATGATATCAAATAAACCTTCTCGTCTGCAACGGTTCTTGAGGGTAGCTGCCCTTGAATACTTCTTATCAGGAATGGTCTTGCCCCGTGTCGATTGGGTACCTGTTAAGGGGACAGAAGTGCATCCCTCACTAAAGCCGGGGAAGACATATTACTATCCTCAGTTTGACCTATACCCACCACTACTCGTTGAGATTCAATGGGCAGGGTGGGGTACTAAAACTTTTTGGCTCAAAATTCCTAGTTCCGACGTTAATTTAATACGAAGCGGTGGTAGTAGAATTAAAAAGCAGCAAGCTAAATATCAGGCTTGGAAGGATAACTATCCCTCCTTCGTAGAGACTATTATAAGCGGGTCTGACGCTATACAGATTAAAGATATCGACCCAATACTACGAAAAGAGATATCCATATCCCCATACCCAACTCCGTATTTATTCGCGGTATTAGAGCCATTGATATTTAAGCAGCATTTACGAAGGATGGATTTTGCTGTTGCGGCAAGAGTAATCAATGCTGTTCTTCTTGTCCAAGAAGGCGATAAGGACTTTCCCTTAACTGAAGAGAATCAGGGTAATCTGGATGCATTAAAGAATCAAATCCTAGCGAGAGCGGGCAATCCCGCACTAATGGAACGCTTGTTCTTTTTATTCAGTAATCACACAACGAAGCTAACATGGATTACACCTGATGTAAGTGCGATGTTAAATCAAGCGAAGTATCAGGAAGTTAATCAGGAAATACATGAGGGGCTTGGATTTACTGCTGTTCTTCTAACAGGAGAATCCCGACAATCCCAAGCATCTGAAATTTCTACCTATGCCATTCAACCCCAAATGGAAGAGTTTCGTTCAATGGCAATGGAATGGGTTAATGACCTTTATATAAAGGCAGCAGAGCTTAATGGGTTTAAGAAGCGCCCTGCACCTTCCTTCAAGCCAATCAGATTACAAGATTTTGTTAAGACTGCCGCTATTTTCGCACAAGCCTTTAAAGAAGGCAACCTCTCACGAACAACGCGGGCCGAGTCTATCGGTACAGACTTTGAGACTGAGACTGAGTTAATGCGGGATGAGGCTGTTTTAATGAAAGGACTACCAGCGTACCAGCCAACTCCGTACAGCCCGCCTCCACCTATTATGGGGCAGGGTAGTCCGGGCAGACCTGTAGGTAGCTCTAATGTTCCTATCAATAATAGAAACTCTGGAGTTAAGCCGCCTAATCAAGAACCCCTCTCAAAGTTAAGCGCATCCGTTGATACAGAGCTTTGGGAAGATGAGCGAGTTATTGAATTAATTAATACAATAGCTCTTGAGAGGGGTATCGTTATTAGTCCAGAGGAGCTAATAAATGATTAGCCCAAAAACTACTTATAATAGACATTAAACAGATGATGAATAAATACGATATCGTAGCAATTTTTTGGGAAGACCATATACAGGTAATACGTTCTGAATTAGTTGATAATCCAGACGACCTTTTTGAACACCCAATACTTTCAGTAGGTATACTTTATAAGGAAACTCCTAAAAGTATTATTATAGTACATGATATAGAAAGGTATGAAGATAGAGATGATTCTACCTATACAGCCATTCTTAAGAGTACTATAGTATCTATGAAAAAATATGGTCAAATAAAACTAGACCTAGAAAGAACAGGGGGTGAGTAAGTGGAAAAAAAGGTCGGCTATAATATAAGTATTTCTGAAATACAGGATGTACCTAATCCAGACCCAGAACGTTCTTTTATAACAAACGCTAAATTTATTTTAGCGGATGATAAGCCTAATGAAAATGGGCAAGCTATTCATGTCGAGGAATTCCCCGGCATTATAGCCAGTGCAATAGGTATGCCTGTTAAAATGAATTTCACAGGATATGGGGTAGCTAATCATGGTGGCTCCGTTCCTATCGGACACATTAAAAATGTAGAACAAATCCAGCTTCCTACTGGAGTAAATCAATTAATAGCAGAAGCTACTCTATGGAATGAAGAATTTCCAGATGAGATAAGTTATCTAAAAACGTCTTTTGCTGAAGGTGCGGCTCCCGGTATCTCATATGAGATGGGATATAAGGATAGTCAAACAATCAGCGGAATACAGTGGCTAAAGAAAGTTATTACTTTAGCTGCAACATTTGTTCGAAATCCTGCTTATGGGACAAGAACACATCTTTTAGCTCTTGCTGCTTCTGATATGGCTACAATGACTTGTGATACTTTTGCAGCAATGGTTGTAAGAGAGGCGGCATTATGTGGTCTTGTAATACAGGACGTGATAGATGCACTAGAAGCAATTGTAGGTCCAGACATGGAGGATGATATGGAGATGAGTGACGCATCTACTAATAATGAAAAAGGAGGTAATCTAATGACAGAGGAAGAACTAACACAGTTACGAGCGGAGGCTGCAACTAAGCAATCAGAGATTGATGCGCTTATGGTACAGCTTACGGACGCAAACAATACTGTGAGTACATTACAGGGGGAGCTAGACGCTATGAAAGTAGCGGCAATTAGCGACAATAGAATTCGACAGTATACGGATGCCGGATTCACATTGGAAGCTGATGCAGAAAAGGCGGAAAAGAAAAAGAATCTTTTCGTTTCACTGCACGAGGACCAGTGGACTGAGTACCTTGCAGATTTAATTGCTGCTAAGGCAACAGTAACAACACCCGTAGTACCAACAACACCTGAGAATCCTACACTGGTAGCTCTAGCTGAGGCAACACGCAGAAATGCTATACCGAAACTAGAAATGGCGGATGAAGATAAAACAGGCTTAAAGGATGCTATGCGAAGAATAGCAAGACCTTATTCTGCTTAAAGGAGGTAAGATAAAACAATGGCTGATGCAATAAACACAGGTAATCCAGTTAAGAATACATTCATTGTAAACAAATACGATGATATAGACGGAAGCAGGGTTAACCAAAGTACTCCCCGAGGCAGACTATGCTTTAGAGATACTAATGGGCGAATGACACTTCCACGAACACTTGGCGAAGCACAGAATGCTAAGTACGCTATAGATTGGGCAAAGCCTTTAAATCCCGGCCCTTATTACGATGGACCCGGCCTTAATGGTCAGACAGTATATAGCGCCAATGATGGTTCGCTAAATAATCAGGAAAATGCTTTTTACATTGACCCTGATGTAGCGTTCCAGATTCCTTGGCCCGTTGGCATTAAGCAGTACGAGCTTCCACCGGCTTTATATGATTTGCCTGTTACCTCTGGTAATAAGGCACTTGTATATGACGCGGGAACATTCACATTCTGCTCAGGTAACTTTGTAGGTTCCATACTTGACTATAGCTATGACTCAGCAGTATTTGCGTCATATGTTTCAGGCGACGAGGGCAAGATTACTGTTTCTGGTTCTATTGCTGGTAATACAATAGTAGGACGAGTAGTAGGATTGGACGTTTTTGGACCGGATACAATTACAGTAAAACTATTTGGCACAAGTGCTAAGTAAGACTTTTTGAAAAAAGGAGGGATAATACGAATGACAGTACCAGTAGATACACGATTAACTTCTGAATATCGAAGAGCTTTAGCTGAGTTAGCCAAAACTGACAAGCGGGCGTTCGCTGAAATTATAACAGAATACGTTGACCCGGTATACCTTTCATTGGACCTTTTGGGTAATTTTATGACTACCCGAGAGATGCGATTTGGGGATATTCTTGTAAAGAGATTTAAGGGCAAGTACCATGTTCAGCAGATTGTACCGGGCCAGATAACTCTAGGTGAGCAGATTACAGTACGAGATAAGGCTGTAAGCATGAACCTAGATATTCTAGCAGCAAAGGCCGAGTATAACGTACTAGAGCTTGAGCATGGTGGACCCGCGTTCACTCCTGAGCAAGTTAAGGCCGATATACAGGCGGCACTTAGAGAGAAACTATTAATGAGAACGTGGAACGCGCTTGGTAATATCTGGACAACAGGTAATGCTTCGCCGCTAACAATCACAGGTTCTTCTAACAGTAACTACCTAACAGCCTCATCAGGCCCATTAACCTCTACTTTACTTGATACCGCAATTGACCACGTTAATTATTGGTCAGGTTCAGTACGAGCGATTATTGGAACAGAGTCAGCACTAGCGCCATTAACAACTTTCGGACAGTACCGATTGATTTCTGGCACGAATACTGATAACTTTGTAACTCTTGATGGACGACCGGAAGGTACCCTACAGAACGTATCACCTTATGGTGTAGGTTCTAAGGGCGTAGAGAGCTATCGAGGCGTAGGAAATATTGTTCGAATACCACAATTATTCGACAATAGTGAGTATCCTCCAAAGCCTCTTCTACCTACAGATTACGTTCTAGTAGTAGGAGATAATGTTGGAGAATTCATTACCTACGGTGGTCCGCAGTATAAGGAGTACATCGACAATCGACCAACTCCCCCATACTGGAATTACGAGACTTGGGTACAGTTTGGAATGATGATTTGGAATGCACGAGGCATTGCAAAGATTGGAGACATTTCTGTAACAATTCCGTAATCGGCCCATAGCAGACTCATTATGAGAGTTATATTACTGGGGCTGCTGGGGAAGCTTTGCTACCTAGCAGCCCCGTAATTTTTAGTACCAGCCGCCTTTCGGCTTGGATGCGACTAGGTTCGCAGAATATAGGAGGACAAAATGGCAGGAGAATTAATTTATTATAAGGTAAATGCTGCATACCCTGTTGGGGTTCGTTGGAATGTACGAGATACAATTGGGAGAGTACTCTCACTAAATGACCCGTATGTTGCTGTTAAGGCAGACGACTTACGAGACTTTAGACGAGCAAATTATTTTGCTATTGAGAAGGGTTTGATTATTGCAACAGATGAGCCTTCAATGGAAATTGAAAGCCCAAACATGATTGATGATGAGAAAGCGTATGCTATTGTTAAGAATGAGCTTGCGTTAAAGAAAGCTCTTAAAGAGATTACATCCGTTTCAATGGTTGTAAAGCTCCTAACCGCCGCACAGGATTTGAATCGTTCAGCTAAAACAATAAAGTTAATCGAAGCCAGAATCGCTGAGTTTGAGGCTGAGTCCCCATTTATTATGAAGGGAGTTGATAACGATTAATCTGCTAGAGTTAGTACCGTCTTTTAAACGGCACCTAAGACAATATATTAGGGAAGATGATACAGATTCTACTCTAGCCGCATATCTCGCTGATGCTATCGTAGCATTAGCGTGGCGCTGGGAGAGAACCTATGTTATCACAACTACCTCACCAAACTCCTACGCAGTTGCTCCTGCCCTTGTAACAAAAGATTATCGACCTATTATCTTAATGGGTTCCATAATCTATAAGACAGGTACGACAAGTTTAGCTGCATACAGAGACGGTGATTTTGCGTATGACCCTGTACAGGGTAGGATAAATCCGATTGCGCTCGATATTACTGAATTAGATAAGATGCTCCCAATGGGGACAAAACTTGCACAAGGTTTTACATCGCCAATGCGTGGATATGCCGCTGTGTATAGTCCTGAAACATATAATTTCTTTATAAGATATTAAAGGAGAGGTAATGGAAAAGGCGCTGATTCTTGTGCCCACCTTTTTTGGGGGCCAGATGGTATCGAATTGTATTTCTAGTATATTAGAAAATGTACCAAATGCAAAATTTATGGTATATAAAAACGATGTAGGTTGGCTAAAAGCCTGTAATGAGATGATTATGGCAACCAAAGGGGATGTTATTTTACTTAACGACGATTGTTTGGTTCTTACTGATATCGTAACAGCTATGACAGAATTAGCCTATAGCTCTGATGATATAGCTATCGTGGGGGGTAAGACTTTAGCACCTAATACTGAAACAATTCTTAATTATGGAATTTATGTAGCACCGGACGGTAATACAGGGCATAAGTATTATGGCGAACAGCGAGCTTCCGTTAAGGTTGAAAAGCAACGGGCCATAGAAGGCTCCCTAATGTTTATAAAAAGAGAAATTATAAATAGGCTTGGGGTATTTGATGAAAAATATGGGATGGGGTACAGAGCGGAAGTAGCCTACTGTTTTAAGGTGCGTGAGCTTGGTTGGAAAATCATGTCCACCCCGGATGCGGAAGCTGTACATTTCTCCCATCAAACAGCAGGGAGACTTGGAATTAAAAATGATACACATGAGATATTTATGGAAGATTGGGGAACCAAGCTACAATTGGGTTTGATATAATGGAACGTAAAGAGTATAGTTTCTTGGTCATTTTAATGATGATTGGGAATTACTAGAAAAAGCATCTAAATATATTTTTAATGCGAAAGTAAGGTATTTAAATGGGAACTAAACTTATATCGGATACAGCTATTTTTTATGGCG